TTAGTGCCACCTGTAACAACGGTAATGGATGTAATAACTCCGTTTTCTACGGTTGCTGTTGCTGTAGCACCAGTACCATCACCAGAGATAGTAACTGTTGGTGATGTATATCCGGAACCACCAGAAACTACTGTGATAGAATCAATATTGGTTGTAGAATCTGGTGCCACTTCAAAATATACCGTTGGGTAAAAATTACCCAATTTATCATATGTTGAAAATGATGGATTAATTTGTAATGCTTCATCACCTATACCATTTTCAATTTGTGCACCTAAATCAATTGTATAATTTTGTGACAAACCAAAAGTTGGTATTACACGTTTCTGTAAGTATACATCAAAATCAACAGCAATAATAGATTTATCTAAATTTTGACAGTATTGAATCAAATCACCTACAACAAATGTGGAATTGAATGTATTTAAATTGGCATTACAGAAGGTTGTAATACCATTTGTAACCAATGTTTGAATCTGTGATGATGTTAATGTTGTTTTCTTAAAATCTACTAAAACGGAAGCATTAAGTAACAAATACACATAAGATGGGTCAACAATTTGTGGTACAACAGTTAATACCGAAATAGGAGCAATGATATCATTAACAATCAATTGTTTTTGGTTGTCTGTTAAAGAATATCCACCTTGTGGTTTAATGGAAACAAAGATTTTACCATATTCTGGTGGGTTGTTTGATTCTCCACCCCATACATTAACCGCATCAAATGATAGTCCTAGATTATTTTGTTGAATTAGTGTGATGTAATCGTTGATTGTGACAGCACGTCCTTGTGCTGCATAAGCTTTAGGTGCTTGGAATTTAATAGAATCTAGTGATTCTTTATCTCCGCCTTGTGTTGCTGGTGTAATTGGATTGATAATCGTTGTACCAAAACCACCAATTGTATCCATTAAACTAAAGTTATTGGCACCAGCTGATGCCGTACCTTGTGATGATAAGTATTTGACAGTAATAACATTACCATCGGATAATTTTTGACCTAATATACCATCACCAAAATAGATTTGATAATAACCTTTCTCACCTTCTTGTAAGAAATAAACTTGGGTTGTTGAGTCTAATACCAAATAATTTGTTGCTAATGTATATACATCATAAGAAGCATTAGAACTTGTTTGTTGTACAGTTACCTGTAAAGTTGATGTATCTATCTTAGTATCTGGTATTTCAAATGTATATGTTGGGTTACTTACAGAATCTACTGTAAAATTGTATGTAGATGGAGTGCCTTGTTTCAATTCAATACCTGTAAATATGGCAACGTTATTTGCTGAAGTATTTACTGTAGTTTCTGTTGAAGTGATAAAGGTATAGTTCACACCATCCACAGATTCGGATAAGAATTTGGTATATTGTGGTAAAGTTAATGAACCTGCCGTCACACTATACACATTCATATTAATTGTGGCTGTTGGACAAATAACAGATTTTGGTGTATAATTTAACAATTTAGCATGAGAAACGACAGAACTTCTTTGGACTGCTGTATCCAAGAACATTTCATTGGCCACCATATTCAAATAGAAAGCATTATATTGTGTATTGTATGCTAAAACATCCAACAATGTAGACAAAGCTGAACCCGAATAATCATAATCTTTTAAGACATTTTGGCTTTGTAAAAATTGAATAAAATTTGCCTTGATATTTTGAAAATCAAGGTCAGCCAGTTGAATATTTGAATTTGCTGTTCCCATTTATCGGTCTCTTTGTAATAATAGATTTACGGCTGTCGGTGTTGTGTTGTTACCGATAAAAAAGGTAACAGTAGCAAAAAAAGAATTTTGGTCTAGTAATGCCTGTACGGATATATTAGAAACGGTAACTCTTGGCTCAAAATTATTAAGTACGGTTTCAATTTCGGTTTCAATAATACTTGCCGTAATAGGAGAAATATTTTCAAATAATAAAGAATTAATGTTGGATCCTAATTCTGGTTGAAAAGGTCTTTCATAAAAATTTGTTAATAGAAGATTTCTAACAGAAGAAATGACCGATTGTTCGTCATACCTCAAAGCAATATCACCTTTACCGGGTTGACGGTTAAAGGTAAAATCTATGTCTGAATATATTTTTTGTAAGGTTGCCATTGTTTATTTATCGTAGGAGTAAAAACGCTTTTAGGACTCCAAGGATTCGTCTCCAAAATTTCTAGCCCCGGATACAAAATTTGAAATTTTAGGATCCTGAATTTGGAGAACTTGTTGGACTACCAGTTGTTGTCGTTGTATGAGTATGTGTAGTTAGATGTATACCAGAAGCAATAACCTCTGTTCCATATGTACCAGTACCCGTAACTGTCAAATTTTGATGTCCAACAAAATCTAATTCAGCCTGAATATTCTGTGCTGATGAGATATTACCTTGATTTATAATGTTACCAGTAGATTGTATGTCTCCTATATGATTAATAGGACCAACCATATTGAAATTTGTTGCTTGAGCCGTATATTGACCTCCAACAGTCATATTAAAGTTACCGCCAACTTTCCAGTTTACATCACCGTCCACCTGTAATTGAGCATTGCCCTGTACGTAAACTTTACAATCACCTTGAATAGTTACCGTTCCTTTACCCATAATGTATACGTTATTGTCTTTCATTACAACTTGCATATTATCATTGTAGATTTTCTCGGTCTTACCACCATCTGGTCCGATTTCAAAATATGTACCAGTCCTGTGAGCAATTGATACTCTTTCAGCACCAGGAGTATCATCAAACTCCATTAAATGACCAGATTCAGTCAATTTTGCGTCATTATATGGATACTGTGGTGCAAAAGGTGTGACTGGTTCACTAAATGAGTTATTTGGGTTAATAACCGCTTCCAATTGGTTGGAAGCTGCAGCATATGTCGTTTTGTTGGCCGCAATTTGACCTAAGGCCGCAATTTGAGCCTGTAATGTAACAATTTGTTGCTGTATTTCACCTACTGTTAGTAAATCTGCCATATTATTTCAATAATTTTAGTAGTTCTGATTCTAAAGATTTCAACTGAGTTTCTAATTCAGTTTGCATTGTTGTTATTTGATTTAGAGGTACTTGTAATCCTTCAGCCGCAACAACTGGAGTACCTTCTTTATTTAATATCACAGGAAATTCAGTAGTTACAGCACCTGAAGAAAGTTGTGATAAATTTGATGAAATATTAGTAGCAATTGAACTGGCTTGTGATTTTAGATCATCTAAAGATTGAGATAATGATGCTTGTGCCTGTTGAGCAGCTGCGGTTGCTTGTGCCTGTGCTTGCGCCAACTGCTTATTAATTGCAGCTTGTGCCTGTGCCAAATCTGCTTGAGATGGACCAGAAACTTGTGTTCCTGTAACACCAGACAATAAACTAGCCGCTTGATTTAAACCAATACCTAAATTTGGTATTTCGCCTGATAATGCTGATGCCAAAGAATTTACATTAGGAACTAAAGCATTTAAATCTGGTGCAACACCATTCAAGGCTGATTGAGCACCTTGAGCCGCACCAGCAATAGCAGTTGCCAGGTTAGTATTATCTGGACCTGAAATGTTCTTAACTAAGTCTTCTAATCTTTGTGTGATTTGTGGTGGGGGATTATCAGGATCATTGATTGCTAATGGTGGTGTTGTAGGCACACCTGCCACGGCTGGATTTCTAGGGGCTGATTGATTTGTTACAGTAGCACCAGAACCGTCTGTAGGTGCTGTAACTGACGTTGGTATTGTCGGTGCTGTTGCTAATTGTTCAGGTGTTCTAACGTCTTGGAATCCACTTTGTGGTGTATCCGTTTGTAGTGCTGCAGCATTAGGAATACCAGGCATTACACCAAGATAACCTGGGAACTGACCAGATGGACCATCAAAGAAGAACCCAAAGATATAGGCACCTTCTTTTGGTGTCTTAAAGTTATCATAATTATTACCTGGTAATATTGGATGCGCCCATGGTAAGTCCTTAGATGGTATTAATTTTAAATCAGGTGTGTGCCAACCGAATATACGTACTTGTACACGACCAATTTTTAAAGGGTCTTCTCTATTTTCTACAACTCCTATCCACCAATAGAAGCCGTCCATTCCCATAAAACCATTCTTAGTTATCATATAATACCTTTTACAGTATTTTGCCAGATTTTTGAGTTATTATCTGGGGTTACAAATTGTTTAACTGCGGAATCTTTAACAATTTCCAAGACAGTAGTATATCCACCAATATTAATTGAATGTTTTACCGCCGATATAAGATATTGACCAGAATAAAAATCATCAGGTTTCTTATCTCTAGCACCTGGAGTTGTTGATAATAAATTGAAATTGATGACTGACCCAGCAACAGCACCTGGATCTCCATCAATAACTAATTTAATTTTATTGTAGTTTGATAGATTTAGTTGTGCTGTTCTATTTGGAATATAAATTTCAGCAAAAATATCATGAGCAAAAGAACCAGGTTTGTTGCCAATAAATGGTACATCTTTTTGACCATGATTACCTGGACTTACCTTAATAACAGCCTGTGGAGTTTCATATATTTTATCACCTAATCTATTCTTAGCATCATTTACGATAGGATATTTGTTAAGTGATTTTGATTGATTAAAATAATCAGAATAATTAAAGTCTGTTGTGATATACCTTTGCAGTAAAGGATCCACAGTAATTAATTGATTTGCAAATTGACCAGAGTTGATAGCCCCTAAGGTGTCTATTGTGTTGATAAATTTATAAGACAATACAGAATAGAATTTTTGTTGTACTGGCTGGTCTTTGATATCTACGTTTTTTGGTTCGTATTGATATGTTCTATATGGTGATTGAGCCATTAAAGTTTGTAAGGATGAAAAATTGTATCCATCTTTGTTTTCAAAGAATAACATATCAGCACCAAAAACACCTGAAGAATCTGATTGTGAATATGTAGATAACCAATTGATAGCTTCAAATGGTTTTAGATTAGGCACTATAAAATCATATATGCCTTTGGTTGATTCAATTTTTACGGGTTTATTTTTTGGAACTTTTAGATAATTTGTAGTAATATCATTAATAATATCTGATATTTTGGTAGAAGGATAAGATTTACTAACTTTATACTGTTCGGATAATACCAATTCTTCTGAACAAAAATACAATACATAACCTTCTGTCTGCATATTACCAACCAACATACGGTCGGAGATTTTGTATATTCTAAACAAAATATCAACGTTAAAATTCTTATCAGAGGCTTTTGTAAATGTTAATCTGATATATTCGTTACCATTTAGATGTAATTTTTCAATAAAACCATCAGCTTCAGCGATGACCAAACGACCTGTAATGGTATTACTAAAGATATCTTCAAAATAAGCCATCTCTACCATACTGGATTTCAAGTCAAATGAACCGACTGATGGCGAAAGTAGTGTAAGTGTCTTAAGACTAAAATCCTGTGGATAATTTACACCAGGTTTATTGGCGGTAGGGAAATTTGTTGCCATTATTAACTATTCATTAAACTATCAAGTTCTTGTTCAAATTGACCAGCATACAACAAATTAATCAAATTAATTGTTCGTTTTGCTTCATTCTGTTCAACTTCATATGTGTATAAATCAATTATTGCTTTATCTATTGTAACCGTACAACTAGCACCACCAGGGAAATTCACCGTTTGTGTGCTTGTTATTAAGTTATTGTATGTGTTGGAATCTATTGTATAATTAATAGTTGTGGTGTTAGCCGTTGTAGAATCATATGAGGTATAGATTTTTCTATATTCTTGTATAGTAGATTGTGTATAAGCAATCATAGTTTGATTGTTATTTGCAGCCGCTGAACCATATTTGTCGTCCATGTATGCTTGAAACTGGTTAGACGATAATGGCCATTGCCATTGTGGATCCATAATTTGGTTGGCGTATAATACTAACCAATAACGATATGGATCACCATAATACTTAGAAGCAACAATCTCTGGTGTATCACCGTCTTGTATATCGTATTGATAAAATACAGCCGGATTATTTAATAACTGTTGAATTATACTTGCTCGTGATAATATATTAGTAGAAACGACATAATTACCGTTTGGATCGGTCATTACTAATTTTGGAAGTGTATCGAAATATAACATTATCTTACTTTTCCTGAGTTAAATAAATCACGGTGCATAATATCTGTTTCTTTAAAGCTTAATGTCAATTTTGTTTGAACTGGAGCACCGTCAGAATATGCAGCCCAACCGTTTGGTGCATAATCTACGTTAATATTATCCAATACACAGTTGCCCAATTTATAGAGATTTAAATTTTCATTGGCGTTTGTGGATTGACCAGGTAAACTAGAAGCAATTGATGAACCTATTGCACCCAGATTGCCTAAAACTGAACTAATAGCAGAATTTAATGCACCCGTTGGAGCACCATGAAATTGAAATTTGATTTGAAATACTGACGGCATTACAAAATATTGTCCGCCACCGTTTGAATTCTTAACAGCACCTTGTAATTTTGGTAGAAAAGCTAAGGTAAATCTATCTACAATCTTTTTAACTGTTTGTGCTTCTGTTTGTGATTTTGGTGTAAAGGTAAAATCTAATTGAAATGAGCGTAAACCGATACCTTGATACATCAATTGTAATTGTGGGTTAACTGCATAACCACCTGCTCTGAGTAATGTGTCACCAGCACTCTTTGTACCTAATTTGGCATCAGAAACAGAACCAGCAACTTCTAAAGCTGCAGGACCTGTTAAGGTATTTTTAATCTTATCGGGCCAGCCACTTCCTTTAGATTCATAAGCATCTAATGCTGTATTTACAATCTTACCCATGGTGCCTAAATTCTCTGTCAAACTAAACTCTGTCCATGAGGCGTTATAACTCATGTTTAAAGTATCTGGCATATATAATGTGATAGAATCTGTGGTTGTACTTAAAGGTGGATTTAATTTTGCTGTTATCTGTTGTGACAAAGAACCTTCAGTACCTACACTAAAAAGGCTAGATTCTTTTAATGTGTTAGGTTGTATATCTTGTATTGTAAATAATACGGAATGTGCTTTGGTTGGGTTATTTGCCAAATCATTGGGATATTGAAGTACATTTTGATTTGTTTTACCGAATAGGGCACCGAGTGGACCGTTTAATATACCACCAGGTACTGAAATCCCACCGATTGAATTTGGTATACTTATGATTGCCATTGGTTACTTTTTATAGATTGAATCTTATATTTATATGGCTTACTCAGGAAGATTTACACCTAAAAACCCTTCAAAATATGTTGGGGATTACAAAAACATCATCTACCGATCATCGTGGGAAGCACGGTTTATGGATAAGTTCGACCGTGAAGATTGGGTTGTATCATGGGCTAGTGAAGAAATCATTGTGCCTTACAAATCTCCGGTTGATGGTAAATGGCACCGTTATTTTGTTGATTTTGTCATAAAAGTTAAAAATAGTAAAGGTGAATTGGAAACTTGGATGATAGAAGTCAAACCGAAGAAACAAACTAAACCACCAGAACCTCAAAAAAGAGTTACCAAAAGGTATTTAACAGAAGTTGCAACATGGGGTGTCAATGAAGCCAAATGGAAGGCAGCTATTGAATATTGTAAAGACCGTAAATGGAAATTTGTAATTTTCACAGAAGATCAACTTCCTAAGGCATAACTAAATAACCTATGGCAACAAAATCACTACTAACCAAACTCGCCGAAGAAAAGAACTCACTCCAAATGGATAGGTTGAGTCGTGAATCTGTCAAATGGTTCATGACAAAACTGGCCAATTTGAAGAACACTTCTCGAATTCCGAATACAATCAAACGTGAGGAATTTAGAAATACCAACAGATTTATCAAAGGTGGTTTATTTTTCTTCAATTATGATCCTAAAACCAAAGCAGATTTGCCATATTATGATAGATTTCCTTTGGTATTGATGTTAGAAAGATATGAAGATGGTTTCCTAGGATTAAACCTACATTACCTACCAATTAAATACCGAGTGGCATTTATGGATAAACTCCTTGACTATGGCAGGTTTAATGAAGATGGTGATCCTGTTCGTCTACGTATCACTTATGATATCCTAAGCGCCACCAGACGTTTTAAAGAGTTTAGGCCATGTATTAAAAGATACTTGACCAGTCATATTAAGTCAAGAATACTTGCCGTGCAACCAGATGAATGGGAAACTGCTGTATTTTTACCAGTTCACCAGTTTAAGAAAGCCAAACCTGATAAAGTTTGGCGAGATTCAATTCAAGAGATAAGGAAACCATAATGGCAGGAAGTATTAACGACTTTTTAAGTAGTTTTCAGAATGATTTGGCTCGTACAAATCGTTTTGATGTGAGCATTCCTATTCCTTTAACTTTGGTTCAATATAGAAACATAGCACAACAATTGACCTTTCGTTGCGAAAATGCTAATTTACCTGGACGCACATTAAACACTACTGAACAAAAGATTTATAACATCGTAGAGAAGTTTCCAAGTCAAACATCATACCAAGATATGGATTTAACGTTTCTTGTGTCTGGTGATATGTC